TCGACGGCGTCGCCGCCCTGACCGCCAAGCCGGTTAAGGCCGCGAAGAAGGCCAAGGCCGCGAAGGCGACCGGGGGCAAGCGCGGTCCGGCTCCGGAGTTCGGCGATCACATGATCATCTCGCTCCTGGTCGCCAACCCGAAGCGCAAGGGTACCAAGGCATTCGCCCGGTACGCTGGCTACACGGACGGCATGACGGTCGGTCAGGCGCTCGAGGCTGGTCTCACCCGCGACGACTTCCGCTGGGACACCGACAAGGGCCACATCGCGATCAAGTAAGGGGGTGGGTGCACTTTCAGGGGTCTGGGCGATTGGACCCCTGCGAGAGCAATCACGCTCCGGAGAAAAAATTATGACAGGCGTTTTCATCATGATCGCGTGCGGACTACTCATCGGCGTCATACGCGGTGCTATGGGTGGCGGCAATCAACCCCAGCAGCAGACCCAGCGGCCCGCGCCTGGTTCGGGCATGCTCGGCACGATGGTAGCTGCGACCGTCGGCGGTGTAGCCGGCACGATGATCGGCGATGCTCTCGCAAGCGATGAACCGGCTCACGAGCCTGAGGTTCAGCCCGAGCCTGAAGTCGTTGAAGACAGCAGTTACGATTGGGAATTCTAATTTTACACCTTCCATAAAAGACCCCGGCTGGATACCGGGGTCTTTTGCTATTGGGGATACAGCTTCAACCATTCAACGATGTACGGTACCAGTAGCTGCGGGTCGTCGATCGGCTCGCAGTCTACTGCGTACGCCAGCAGGTCGTTCGCTATCTCTTCGGGTGTGGCCCCGTGCAGTTGCTCTCCCGGCTTGAAGTAACCGTTCTCCTTGGCGTTATTCAGGTTCTCGTAAACGACTTTCCGTAGAATCATTGATCCCACCGTTTCAAGGCTTCCATCGCGGTCAGCTCGGGCACGACCTGATCCGACCACTTGCCCTGCGTGGCATGCGCCATGAGGCGGATCGCGCACCACATGACCAGACCGTGTGGCAACCGCCATGCGATGTAGATGTTGAGTTTCTCAAGCATCACTTCCACTCCTGCTTCGCTTCACCCCAGTTCGGCCCGACCTCGAAGTCCACGACCGTAGGGACGACGAGCGGCGTGGTCTCTATCATGATCTCGACCGTACGCTCAGCAACCCGCTTGTCGGCTGTGCTTATACCTATCTCATCGTGCATCTGGATCAACGGTACGATACCTTCATTCCACGCCACCAACATCGCACGCTTGGTCTGCCGTGCCGCACTGCCTTGGACTAGGTTGTTCAGGCTCTTCCGTTTGTCGGCCCGTCGTAGCGTGGTCTTGCTCCACGGGTGCTTGGGGTTCTTACGCCGCTCCTGCGCCTCTTCATAAGTGCATGGCGTCAGCTTCATGCCCTGCGCTTCAGCTGCAAGCCGATCTTCCCACTCGATCCAGCCGCCTTCCCACTGTGGATAATGCATCCTCGCGCCGTCGATCAGGCGGATGAAGCCCCTAGTGCTGGCCGCAACCTTGCACTTGTCCTCTAGGGATTTAATGAACGGGAGCCGGTTATGGTAATCTTTCAAGATGGCTTCAGCCTCTTGAAGCGATACGCCTAGCTCATCAGCGAGCGACCGCTTGCCCTTACCGTACGTCATCGCTAGGTTCAGGATCTTAGCGACCGGGCGAGGACGCTCAGTCATCTCCGCTACCATTTGGTGGTAGTCGGTCCTTGCATTGTCTATGTATCGCTGTACCGCCGCCCCTGCCCCCGTAGCGCCCACTTTGTAAGCGAAATGCACCGTAAGGCGCGGCTCCTGCTGGGAATAGTCCAGCGCACACCACTTCTCACCCTCTTCGGGTAGGAAGCACTGGCGGATATCCTTACCGATCTGGCCCATTGGCATAGGCTTATCCGGCGAAGGCATCTGCTGCAACGGCGGCTCGCTATAGCTGAAGCGATGCGAGCGGGTTCCCCCGGAATCGCTCCGGTACTGATGGATCTCGGCGTGGATGCGTCCTTTGTGTAGATAGCCGAGTAGGAAATTCTCTAGAAACTTCGAGCGAGCCTCTTCGTACTGATCCGCGATAGCGCAGGCACGAGGGAGCGGGTGCTCATGCTTCTCCATCCATTCCTTAGTGAATGAACCCTGCTTAGACTTGGCTGTCCGGGGGAACCGTATGTGCTCTTGGACAAACCACTTCTCCATGGTAATCGGCGAGCGTATTTCAGTTATCGTGGCTGCACGGCGGAAGTTCATAAGTTCGCCGATTTCGGCCAAGGCCACATCGCGCAGCTTGGCAAACTTAGCCATCAGGCCCTGTAGCCGGTCCACGTCGATACGGATACCGCGCTTTCGCATAGCGACGACCATAGGAACCAAACCCATCTCGGTCTCGAAGGCCCCGGTGAGTTCTTGGGTGTGCAGGCTGGGTTCGGTCCGTTGCCAAAGCTGTAGCGTCTGCACGGCGTCGGCCTCGGCGTAGGGGCCAGCGAATACCGCTGGGATGCGCCAGATCTCGGTCGCTGCCTTCTTACGGTTGCCGCCCATATGCTCAACGGCGTCCTCGAGAAGCCGCATATCTTTACCGGTCAGACCCGCCCGTTTACAGCAGTTGTCAAGGCTGTAGGAATATTCGTTCTCATCGACTAGGACGCAAGCCGCTAACGAATCGTAGATCTTCGCCCCGGTGAGGTCCGACCCCATCGTCTGGAGCCAACCAAAATCGTAGGAGGCATTATGGAAGAGAAGCCGGGTGCCTGACTTGGCGATATCGCTGATCCACGACATCACCTGCCCGGTCGAGAAATTCGTTTCGGTATCGGGATGCGCGATAGACGCATACCCGCTCGTGCCTTCCGCCGCCCAGCTGACGCCGCAGACGTAGCCGCCATTGCCGCGCCCGAAGGCCCAGCCGGGTCCTTGGTCTTTCTGAAGGCCGAGGTCTTTCGTCTCACAATCGAACGCCACCAACGGGCGTCCCCGAAGATCGGGTAGCTCAGTTGGTGGCGTCCAGTTGCTTTCAGGTTTGAAGAGGGTAAGTTGGCCCTCTTGCCACTTGAATTTTGAAGGCACTTAATTGTCCCGGAATTGCTCTTCCGAATACGCGGCGTGATGACCGCCGTCTTCCGGCGTGTTAGGCCGGTAGTTTTCTCCTCCGTTGCGACGGGTAGGGAGGTCGCCGGGGAGCTTGGAGAGCCTACCCTCGGCCGGTAGCTCGGCCGACCGGCTATGAGCGCCGTTGGACTCCTGGCGGCGCTGCATAAGTAGCTCTTGTACCCGCGACCGCGCCACGTCGATAGGCACGTTCCAGCCTACCGCCAGAGCGGAGTAGATGTCGTTGCCGTCGTACGGCTTGACCGGCTTGCGCAACCGGGTCACGACGCAGCTGGCGTAGCCCATGATATCGTCCCAGTGATCGTGCTCGTTAGGATCACCGGCTACGATACGAGCCATCTTATGGGCAATCATGTATAGGGCATGGCGCTGTTCATCTTTCAGCGTTGCCCAGTTACGCTCGCGCTGGAGCGATCGCATGATTTCCCATGTGGCGCGGCTATTCTCCGTGAATTCGCCGTGCTTCGAAGGCCTCTCTAAGAGGATGTTGTCAATAGTCGCCACTGTATTTCCTTTCCTGTTTTAGAAGTCGATGGTGCCGATAGATCACATCATCAACAAACGTATAGACTGCACCATACTCTTTCTCAGTCAGGAAGCTGTGGCAAAGGTTTAGCGCCGCAGCTTTGGTGCGTTGAATAATCGGTATGGCCAAAAGGTTGCCAATCTCACGTTCGACCAAACCGAAAATCATCATTTCCAGCAAGTCGCAAACCTTGATCCGCTTGCGCTCGCCGTCGGGAAGGTCGGGAAGCGCCCCGACTCCCATACGTAGTAATGCGGCATGCTCTACTTTTTCGAACGCCGCTTTCAGTTCGGGGTTCTCGGCTTTCACCGGGAACGGTATATCCCCTGCCACTAATTCGGCTACATCATGCAGCCGGATATACCTCTCGACCGAGGGAGATAGCTCGCCAAATATCCGTTCGTATATGAGCGCCACCTGCCAGC